AAACAGTTAAGAAAAAGAAAGGAGAAAATATGTTTAAATTCGATTTAGAAATTCCAACTTATGCAGAGTGGAAAGTCTATATAGAAAAATTTACCAATGAACAACCTGAAAAAGCAAAGAAGTATCAGGAACAAGTTCAGAAGTTTTGGCAAGATTTTTTTGAAGATTTCTTTAAGATAAAAAAATAAATTAAACCATTTAGTATATAGGGTTAATATGAATAATTGTAAAAGATGCGAACATTTGTGTCATTGTAATAAAAATGACAAACACAAAATAGTTGTGGATTGTGAATGTATTAGTTGTAATTGCCCAAAAAACAATGTTTGGAATTATGAGGAAGATACAATCGCAGATAAATACGAAAAACAAAACGACGATTAATGACTTTTGCCTGGCATCATCCTAATTATTATAAGAAATTAAAAGAATCAGCTAACAGAAACCCTGTTGCTAGAACATTACCAGAACATAAGCATAAAAGATTTAAAGATAAGACTAAGTATAACAGAAAAAAAGTTAATCATAATCTCTCTCAAGAATCATCTCAAGACAATGAATAGCTTTTTTAATACTTTGCTCTTTACCTTTTAGTTTGTGTCTGCAAATATATTTAATAGCTTCACCTTCAGCCCATTCTAAATGATTTTCACTAATGAAATGTGCAGGTTCAATTTTAAATTTCTTATAGTGATTTCCATCAACCTGTCTATGTAAACTTTGATAGGTAGTATCTTTAAACATATCTTTATTTGTCATTAAAATTTTAATTTAAACCTCGGTTTATATTTAACTTTAGGTTTATACTCTACTACTTTACATAAGATATTATTTTGTTCTTCTGTCATTATAAAATATCCTTCTTTATTTGCTTTGGTTAATTTACCAAACATATAAGCAGGTTCATATTCGGCAAACATCATAACCATTTGGAAATCTTTTGAATAAGAAGTTAGCCATACTATAGCTCTTCTTTTCCAATGGAGATAGTCTAAACGAGATCCATCATATATAGCATCTGATAGAGCTTGTGTAAAAACACCTTTCCATAAACAAATTTCAGGACTCAGTTCTTGATTCTGTATTCTCTGTGTCTTGTGTTGGTTCCATCTGTGCATCTTTAATTATTTCATATGTAACCCTTTCATCTCTCATTGAATCTTGTTTCCAAACAAAATCATCTTTATTTAATTTCTTAAAAGTATTAACAGCTTCATCATCTTCTAAAGCAACTAAATATATTTCTGTATACATAGGTTTCCAAGACCATACTTTAAACTTATAAATCATATATTATGTTTACGTCTACTAGCCTCTAGTGTTCTGAATAAATCTATTATAAGACCTTCTTTATCTCTTTTATTTTCCATTGTTGCAGCCTTAACATCTGCATTGAATAATTCTTCTACTGCATTCTTATAAGTATCTGATGCATAGAATCCCTGTTCTTTGGCAGAGATAGACTTTAAAGTTTGTTCACCTGTAATGAATAATGCTTTCTTTCTTTTAAGAAGTCTGTCTAAGTATTTAACATTAGCACTGGCTTCAGCACTACTCTCATCAGTATCTGCTAGATACTTTAAAGCTCGTTCTAATCTATCTTCTGTTATCATGGTATCCAATCTCCTTTATTATTTTTACAATAGTAAGCTACTACTTGTACACCATTGTACTCAATACTTGTATCTTTACTATCTACTATTTTTTCTAGAGCACTACTACAAGTAAGTTCACTAGCAATAATCCCCATAGGGATCTTTGCTATCTCTCCATTTAATAAATGGATTATTAACATTATTATTTCCATATTGATTCCTAGGTTAACCAGGTGGAAGCCATATAGTTTCTTAACAATTTCCTTTCGTAGTTAATTAAGACTCCCACCTAGCAAGTCGTACATGATTTAGTTTTACAGAAAGGGAGTCATGCACAACTATTCGGTTTAGAACGGAGGGTTATCTCCGTCATATTTAGCATCTAATATATCTCTAACAATTAGATCTATATTCTTGTGAACTTCTGGAGTTAATTCTTTTCCAGAACTTAACCAAGATGCTAATAAATTACTCATCGTCAATCTATATTTTTCTTTCCATTGAGATGCAGGATCTTTAGTAACTGGTTGAATTGCACTATAAGTATTAGATTTAACTGCATTCTTATCTAATAGTTCAACTGACTTAGCAGTTTGATACCATTTACCATTTTTACTTTCACGGGCAGGCTCAGCTTTAATTCTTAACTTTGCTCCCTTTGCCCATCCTTCAGCACCTATTGCTTCACCATAAATTGTCATATCAGTACCATCATCTTTGGTAACGTAAATACTATATTTACCACCACCATCTCTTGATGGATATGCTACTTTATATGAGCACTCGAATGTTTCTAGTTCCATTTTATTTCTCCTATTTATTTGTTTAATTATACTTCCGATTTTATGCATACAAATCTATACATTATTTGAAAGCCTCTGACCATACCTTTGTAGCGAATTCTTTTGCATCAGGAGATCCTTTCCATCGGAAATTGTCGAATGTTAAAGGATACATTCGTACAATATCCTCCTTATTTTTCGCTATTTTTAAGATATGTTCTATTGTTCTAAAGGCTTGTAGCATTTGTTCTAAATAACCAATTCTATCACCTAAATCTACTGCGTGAGAATCCTTATATGAACAGTATAATAACATAGCATCCTTACCAAAAAGCTCACGATATAAGAATTGTTGTCTTAAATCAGCCTCTTTTGGATACCATTTAGGATCTACATGTCCTGCCTTTAGTCTTCTAATATATGCTGTAGCTTTAGTATCAACTATTACATCTTCGAATTCGAAGTCAGTTTTACCCACTACATCATATTTTAGTCCCCATTTTTTACCTGGTACTTGCATTTCATTCTGCCAAGATACCATTTCACCAAATTGTTTTAACTCACTAACGAATCTGTTGGCTATATGTGCAGACCATACACATTCATCATCATCTTCATTTCCTTCATGTGTTAAAATATATTTGTCTTTAGCCATTTTTGTGGTAGCATCTTCACTTAAATTTTCTTTAAGCGAATAATATGCTGCCTCTTCAGCAGCAAGTCCCATCTTCATCCTCGCATTTGGTTTAGATTCATGTTCATATAGTTCATGAATTATCCAAAATGGCGGACAATCAATAAACGTATTACCTTTAGATGCAGAATGTCGATATTCAATATTAAGCATAATTTCCTCCTTATGATTTCTAATATACAAAAGTATTGTTCAAAAACTTATAACATATCCTTAGATGCCTTGAAAGGCAAAAAGGATATCAGAGATAGAGAAGAATATAAGAACTATAATCTTTCTATCATCTTATGTTGGCTATTGCAACCTACACACAAGTATGGGTGCAAGAGCCTTATTGCTCGTTTCCATGGATGTAAGCATAAAAACAGAGTTTATCGTTTATCTAAATTTTATCAATCTAACTCTAATTTTAAAGAGTTTGTTGATAAAGAATTAGAAAGGTTTTATAAATCTAATTAATGCGTCAGATAGAAAAGCCTGAACTCATATCTACTATTATTGATAAGAAGAAAGTCTGGTATAACATTAGAGAATCCCGTCTTTCCTATATGTTACATCGTAAACTTATTTCTGTTAATAAATATGAAGCAGGTTCCAGATATAGAAGACTCTGTGAGATTGCTACATCAGGACTTAAATCATGTGCTCAAGATGTTAGAATAGATGGTTCTAAACCTGATATGTTAACCTCTAAACTTGGAGCCATTTTTGAAATGGTACGAATTAGTGAAGAGATTGGATCTCACTATGAAAAAATTCTCAAGTTCTTTTGCTGGGAGAATTATGGTATCATTGAAATTGCTCACAAATTTGGTATAACAGAACGTAGAGCATCTAATAATGTTCATGAAGGATTAACTGCTCTAGCTATTTATTATGGGTACGAAAAAGTTAGAAATACTATCAGGGGACAAGGTACAAAGGCTAAAAGATATAAAATACCTGAAATGGGTAAGTAGTCAGCCTTGTATTCTCTGCTTTACTAAGCCCTGTCAGGCACATCATTTAACATTTGCTATGCCTAGAGGTTTTGGTCAAAAGACTGGTGATCAGTGGGCTATTCCCTTATGTTTCATACATCATTCTCAACTTCATACCTGTGGTAAAGGTGAGAAAGATTTCTGGAAATATCTAGATATAGATACTGAACACATAGCTAATACACTATATCAGTACCATTTAGATCAAAAGAAGTCTTTAGCTTTCTTTGAGGATGAAACAATCCTTTGGGTTAAGCTCTATCATAATCTTGTACCTAAGATCAAAAAGCATCTTGACTTTATCGTGCAACCCAAATTATAGAATGTATTATCCTCGCCAGAGGTGTAAAAATTATGGCTTCAATATTTAAATTTCCAACTAATAAGAAATTATATTCTGATAAATTTATCAAGGATATAAAACCTAATGCTATCGGTGATTTTATCAGGACTCAACACCCTGGTTTATCAGTACGAGCAGCAGACGCTATGGCTTTAGCTATTATATACAGTACTTACCTTCAACTTGTTTTTGAAGAAGAAGGTCAAGAAGTACCTGTAGACGTTATTAGAAAATTTGAAGAGAACGATCAAGATACGTTCATCTGGAGCCATGGTAAAAAGACGTTACATTAAAAAGAGAAAACCTAGTCCAGATTTTCCTTATAAACCTATTAAAGATACTCTCAATTGGAGGGATGCTCAATCGCATACAGGTTGGCTTAACTTTGAACAGATGAAGAAGCTGAGACCAGCTCTATCTAAATCTAAGGGTTGGATCTTTGAAGAGACTGACGATCATATAAAGATCTTTGGTACTTACTCTAAAGATCCTGATGACAAGTCAATTGAATTTGGGGAAGTTATTTGTATTCCTAAGAATTGGATTTAAGGCAAGGGAGCTTTACGATTTTCTAGAATTTACTACGTATCACTCCCTCCCTATATCTGTTTTAAGTTTATGTCTATTATAGTGCTCTAAACCAAGGTACCAGTACTAAACAAATGCACTTAAAAGCCAATGTGTTAACATATAGCGACCGCTTGATTGACTTCTTCGTACTAAGATATACAGGATTATCCCAGTTTTCATCTTAGCGAACCTGGCAGTCTCCCACCAGGCTCTGTCTATTTACTTGGTCATATGATTTGATCACTAAGAACTTAGCCAAATAAAATAGAATTCTTAAATTCCTTTT